ATAATAGCAATACTTTTAATTTAAGGAGGTATTATTATGCAAAATAATATAAATTCAAATGATTGCATAAAAGAAAAAATTTCTCTGAGTAAAAAATTTCAAAAAGTAGATATTTCAGAAGAGGAATATCAGAAAATTATCAGTACCATAAAATCGCATTACATTGTTGATAAGGTAAATAACTTCATCGGTGTTGTTAAGAAGAATAAATATTCTTACGAAATCCGATACATAATGACCTATTGCAAGGTATTAAGAAAAATCATTGATGTGACTACAAAGCAAATCAAGATTGAGTATGAATACAACAATGGTATTGAAATTGATACCATACAGCTTGACGGTGAATCTCTGTCGAAATTTGGTTTAAAAACACTTCTGTCATACGGTGTCAGATTTAATGAAACCGATATTGATGAAGTGAATAAATATCTTATGAGAACCGATATGAAAGCCGAAATCGTATATGGCTATTCAAAGCTTGGTTGGGACAAAATAGACAACAGTCTTGTATTCAGATACAACAATCTGATTGCCAAAGAACCGACAAAGAAAAAATACATATACAACGGCAATCTTTGTCTGAATAACAAAGGTTCTTTAGATGAATGGTGCAATATGATACAGAATGAAGTCTGCGGAAATATTCCTATGTCATATCTTCTTATGGCTTCTTTCGCTTCCCCACTTCTTTCAATCTTAAATTTTTCACACGATTTTGGCTCAACACTTTTCTGTCTTTGTAATAATTCAAGCAAAGGCAAAAGTACAACAGCAATGTTGTGTGCAAGTGTGTACTCATCTCCTGTATTGAATAAAGGTGTTGCAATCACATTTAACGGTACAGAAAATGCACTCCAAGAGTTTTTAAGCCAAATAAACGGTCTTAGTGTTGTGTTTGATGAACTCGGTTCTTCAACAATCACTAACCTTGAAAGACTTATGTACAACTTTTGTTTAGGCAGAAGTAAACTAAGACTGAATGGCGATGCTTCACTTCAGGAAGTCAAAGAATTTTCTTCAGTTATTTTCACTACATCAGAAATAAGCTTTGTAAGCGAAAAATCTATGGACGGCATAAAAACCCGTGTATTTCAGATTGAAGATACGCTTACAAAAAATGCAGAGAATTCTGACAACATCAAAAGTATTGCAATGGCAAACTATGGTGTTGCAGGAAATAAGTATCTGCAAATGCTTGTTGACAAAGGTCAGGAAGAAATTGAATCTGACTATCAGAAATACAAAAATATTCTTCTTGAAAAGAATAAAGATATTGATGATAAGTGGAAGTCAGAACACTCAAACATAATAAGTGAAAGTTCCTTGGCTTGTTTTTAACAGAGAAAAAGGTTGACCGACAGAATATTGTCAAAACTTGCAATTGTTGTTCAAGCAACAGCGTATGCAAAGGAATTGTTTAATTTCAATATTGAAATATCTGATATGGTCGATTATTCCCTCAATCTTACAAACAAGATAGAGTCCACTCAGACACCTGAGGATGAACTGATGACAATAGTTCACGAAGATTTTGTCAAGAATATAAAAAAGTACAAGATAAATTATCCCTTTGCTTTAAAAGTATTTGACAAGAGAAAAGCAGAAGCGATTGACTATGACTTGCTCAATAGCGGTTATGTCGGACTGGTAAGACTTAGTGCAAGCGACAATCACTATGAAATATGCGTAGCTAAAAACTACTTTGAGCAAATGATGAAGAATAACGGAATAGTTGATTTCCGCAAAAGACTTAAAAATCTGAGAGCAACAGGTGTACTCATTGCAGAAAAAGACAGACTTGTCGCAAGAGAGAAAATCATAGAAATCATTGACCTGAAAGTATATATTTTCAGATTTCAGTTTAATGACAAGATGATGTCACTTCACAATGCTTATGAAGAAATGTACTTTGACAAAATAGAAAACTCCGATAATAAAGACTTTCTGTCAGATGATGAAGTACAAAATATAGAAGAATGTCTTGGAGGTGAATGATTATGCCAACTTTTGATTTTATACCAAAGAAAAAATATGAATATATTGATGACGGTACCTACACAGGTATTCTTAACGATATATATTTCAGTCCCGATTGCCGTAACTGCTGGTTCACAATAAAGGTAGATTCAATAGAAAACGGCTATTTTAACTGTATGTTCTCTAATATGGATATAGTTTTAAATAACTTCTGTTGTGAGTATGTAGATGATAATAACTGTTTTTGCAGTGATAATGTACTCGGCAAAAAAATTGAATTTTCTGTAAGTCAAAGAAAATACGGCAACAAATCTTTTTCAAAAATAACAGCAATAAAAGTTATTTCTGATAAAGAATAATATTTCCTGAAATTAAATAAAGACTCCCTACTTGCAGTATTATCTGCAAAAAATAATCATCAGATTTTATTAGATAAATGGTTATTAGTGGTTTGGCATAAGAGTTGTGTAATCTGGGATACACAAGCCAAGCATATAGAGTTTTACTCTATTTTAATCTCTTGATATATATAATATTAGGAGGTTTTAATATGAAAGAATCATTAGTGTGTTGCAGTATACCTCGCAATCTTCTGCTTAAACAGGATTACGACAAGGGTATAGATAAAGCTGAACATACAGACAACCGCATTTCTTCGGATTTCTATAATGTAATAATAGATGTCCTCATCGAAATGCTTAATATAGATTAAAATATAAACTTTGAAAATCATCTGTGCAGTTGCTTTTCAGTGACTGCACTTTATTAAATTATAAATACATATTATTAAAATGAAGAATTATTCTTATAGGAGTGGTATATATGGAAGAAACAATAAAAGCAGTCGGATATGCACGATTTTCTTCTTCAATGCAACGAGAAGAATCTATAACAGCTCAAAAAAGATATATGATGATGTATGCCAAAAGAAACAATATGGAAGTCATTGATTGGTATTGTGATGAAGCAAAATCAGCAAAAACAGTCAACAGACCTGCATTTCAGAAAATGATAAATGACGCAAAGAACAATCCTGAATTTAAGGCGGTGTTGGTGCATAAAACAGACAGATTTTCAAGAAATCTGAGTGATAGTATTCAATACAAAAAACTTCTTGAAGAATACGGTGTGCAAGTCATATTTGTTAATGAGCGTTTTGAAAATAATCCTGAAAGTCATTTGTTATATCACATAATGGGTTCGGTCAATCAGTTCTACAATGAAAATCTTGCAAGAGAAGTAATGAAAGGACTGAAAGAAAATGCCTATCAATGCAAATTTACTGGTGGCAGACCGCCATTAGGATATGATGTTGACAAAGACCTTAAACTTGTCATAAATGAAAAGGAAGCCGAAGCAGTTCGATTGATATTTGAAATGTCTGCCGAAGGATACGGCTATGGAGAAACAATAGACAAGCTTAATATTCTCGGATATAAAACTAAAAAAGGATTGCCTTTTGTCAAAAACAGTCTGTATGAAATACTGAGAAATGAAAAATACAAAGGTACATACATCTTCAACCGCAGTTGTTCAGCAAACAGTCTGAATAAAAGGAACAATCACAGAAGAAAGCCTGAAGAAGAAATAATAAGGATTGAAAACGGCTGTCCTGCAATTGTTTCATCAGGATTGTGGCACAGAGCAAATGCAGTCAAAAAGGCAACTCGAAGCAGTTATACAAATGCCAAAAATACATATCTGCTAACAGGTCTTATACATTGCGGAGAATGTGGAGGTAAATTTCACGGAAATGTTCGCTACAACAAAAAGCAACACAAATCTGGTATATAGATGTAGTTCCAAGAAGAATAAAAGAAAATGCGAATCAAAAGAAATAAGGTGCGAATATCTTGACAGCTTTGTTATTGATAAGTTTGTGGAATTCTTCTTTAATGATGATAATATAAAAGTAATAACAAAGCAACTCAATGAGCAATACAATAAATCCTGTATATCGGATTTGGAATACAACGAAGCAAAATCAACCTTAAAAATTCTTGAAAAGAGCAGAAACAATCTCGTTGAAGCAATAGCCAAAACAGGCATAAATGACATAATGTCAGACAAAATCAAAGAGTATGAAGAACAAATCAAAAAGACTGCCGAGTTCATTCAAAAGTATGAAAAGCAA